CTCGTCAATACCCCCGGCGGGAAGGCGAAGGAAGACCCTCGTGGCGACCTCGTGAGCTGGCTCGTCTCGAAGGCGGACCGGTGGGAGAAGATCCGGGACCAAGGCCCTGGCCGCTACTGGCCGGAGTACTGGAGGACCTGGCGCGGCATGTGGGCGCAGGAAGACCAGACGAAGCAGTCCGAGCGCTCGCGGATCATCACCCCTGCCCTGGCGCAGGCGGTCGAGATGACAGTCTCAGAATTGGAAGAGGCCGCGTTCTCGCGCGACCGCTGGATCGATGTCGCGGACCCGATTGCCCCCGACACGCAGAACCTGCAGGAATCGGTGACGACCCTGCTCGAAGACCTGGAACTGGTCAACGCCAAGGACGCCGTCAGCGAGGCTGTCCAGAACGGCGCTATTTTTGGACAATGCACGATCAAGGTCTGCGTCGACGTGATCACGCAGAAGAAGGCCACCGCCGACCCGAAGACCGGAGCGTTCGTCGCCAAAGACGTCGACCGCGCCATTGTGACCTGGGAATCGATCCGTCCGGACGAGCTGATCCCAGATCCTGCCGGCCGCAACATCGGCGAGATGCTCGGCGTCTTCCACAGCACGCGTCGCCCACTCCACGCGGTTCTGGAGAAGATCGAATGTGGTGCCTACAGCAAGGTCGCCCTTTCCACGCTCCGCGCTGCGGGGCCTCCGCGCACGCTGCCGGTCGACAAGAGCGATCCCGGCGTCAGCCGCAACTCCCCATCCGACACGGACGAGTGTGAGATCCTGGAGTACCACGGCAAGGTGCCGGCCAAGCTGCTGTTCCCTGTCGGTGGTGCTGCTCAGTCGGAAGCCGACGCGTACGTCCTGGCCGACCTGAAGAACCGTCCGTCGAGCGGCGACGGCCCGCTTGTCGAGGCCATCGTCACTATCGGCAACCGCCGCACCCTCCTGCGCGCGATGACCAACCCGTTCGAGATGAAGGATCGGAGCATCGTCTCCTGGTCGCACGAACGTGTACCGGGCCGCTTCTGGGGCCGCGGGGTCTGCGAGAAGGGCATCAACAGCCAGCGGGCGCTCGACGCCGAAGTACGCGCGCGTATTGACTCCCTCGGGTTCATCTCGGCCCCGATGATGGGCGTCGACGTCAACCGCATGCAGAAGGGCTTCAGCCGGACGATCTTCCCGGGGAAGGTATGGGCAACCAACGGACCGCCGAACGAGATCCTGTCGACCGTGAAGGTCGGGGAGCTGAACGCCAACACGTTCAACCAGGCCGCGGACATGGAGCGGATGGTTCAAATGGCCACCGGCGCCTTAGATACCGGAAGTGCGCTCGGACGTGGACAGACCAGCTCGGGCGGCAACGCGGTGAATGCGGGCAGCTTGTTCATGGGTGCGTTCGTGAAGCGTGCCAAGCGCGCCTTCCAGAACCTGGATCGCAACGCGCTCAAGCCACTGATTGAGAAGACCCTGTGGCGCTACATGGAGTTCGCTCCCTCGCGTTACCCGGTCAAAGAGTACAACTTCGTCGTCAAGGGATCACTGGGCATCGTAGCCCGCGAGGTCGAGCAACTCAACCTCACCCAGACGATGGCGATGCTGCCGGAGACGGCGGTCAAGTCCAAGGTGGCGATTGCCGAAGGCATCGTCGAGATGGCGACCGTCCACAACAAAGCCAAGATCATGGCGGCCCTCGCCGAGGACATGGCCGGCCCATCGCCAGAACAGCAGCAGCAGGCGCAGGCAACCGCGCAGTTGCAGATCCAGACCCTGCAGGAAGAGCTGAACAAGCTCAAGGCGACCAACGCCAAGCTGCAGGCGGAAGCGGATCTCGCCGCGGCGCGCGCGCAAGGCGCCCTGCGACAAGCGGAGACGGAAGACGACAAGGTCGAGATCGAGAAGGTCAAGACCCATCTGCAAGCCGTCGAGATCGACCAATTTGGAGTCCAGAACCAGATCGCTGCGGAGCGCCTCGCGCTGCAGCATGAGCAGCTTCAGCACAAGAAAGCGCAGGACGCCAAGTCGGCCAAGTGATCGTCCAAAGCACCCGGGAGAGTGTAGATGGATATTCCTCAAGTCGCACAGTACCTCACTGCCGACGAAAAACGTGAATACCTCGAACTGATCAAGATGTTCGAATCGACTGGTTGGACGATTCTCAAGCAGAAGTTCGCCGACCTTCGAGCGGGAGCCCAGGCCGCGTTTGACCACGCGACCACCTGGGAACAGAACCGCGTCGCCTACGGGCAGCGGGACTCCCTCGATATGATCCTCAACACCGAGGAAGGTATCGAAAAGTACTTCGAGCTGATCGCGACCACGCGGGTCGCAGAGCAGCAAGAGAACCTCGCGGATGCCGACAGGAGCATGGAATGATCCTGCACGACTACCGCTGCGTGAACGGACACGTCGAAGAGCACTACGTGAAGTCGGCCGAGCTGACCCGTGTGTGCCACTGCGGCGAAAAATCCGTCCGCGTTATCCTGAGTGCAGCCAAGCTCGACTACGGTTCGATGGCAATGGGCGAGTCCGCTGGGACCACCGCTATCGACAAGTTCGAGAAGATGCACAAGGACCAAAGGAAAAGGGAAGAGCGATTCGCCAAGGAACACGGCGACTATTACAACCGCGCCCCTGGCGGCTGAGCACTTCCCCCCTTTACCACCCTACACCGTAAATCCCATCGTGGGACCGGTACGAGGAAACAACGATGACTGCTACTAACGGCAATCCCCTGATCGACCGCCCCCGTCAGACGCTAGACCTGAACGACGTGGAAAAGCGCCTCGCAGGCCAATCCAACGCAGCACCTGCACGACAGACGCAGGAACGCGCGGTCCCTTCCAAGCTGGAGAACAAATCCCGCGAGGAATTGATCGACATGTACGTCAACCTGGAATCGCACGCTGGTCGCCTCGCAAACGACTACGGCACCACCAGAAAATTGGCGGAAGAGCTGATGGCCTACAAGCGAGCTGTCGACCTTGGACAGCCACACCAGGAACCGGAGAAGCGCGAGCCTGTACGCGTTACCAGTTCCGAGCTGCTCGAAAAGCCTGGGGAAACCCTGGAGCGCGTCATTGCTGAGCGCGACAGTGCCCTGGAAGCTAAGATCGAACAGCGCTTTGCCCACCTGGAAGCGCAATCCCGTGCGAACCAGTTCACCGCCAAACACCCTGACGTTCAGGAAGTGGCGGAATCGGACGAGTTCAAGACATGGGTAGCGTCGAGCAAGGTTCGGCAAGCCGCGGCGAATCTCGCTGCAGCGACCAACGACCTCAATCTGGCTGATGAACTTCTGTCCGAGTACAAGGACACGCGTAAACAGCACGCCGCCCAAGGCGACCACCGAAAGGCAGAACCGGCAGAGAGCCCCGAATCGCGGGCGCGCCGACTGGCATTCGAGTCGTCCGGTGGAGCCGCCGCGCGTTCGACGGAAGAGCGCTTCTCAAGCGCGGAGCTGATCCAGCTCAAAATCAACAAGCCGCAGGTATACCAAGCGATGGGTGATCGAATCACCAAAGCGTACCTGGAAGGGCGTGTCGACCCGTAAGACTCTCCGGGGAAAGCACACCGGTCACGTAATCCGAGTGCATCCCATAATCCTCCCCTCAACCACGATAGGACCCTAAGAGCATGGCCTCTTTTGACGCAGCAAATGCCGTCGTCCTTTCTGCCGTCCCGAACTTCGTACCACAACTGTGGTCCGACGAAGTTGTTGCTTCCTACAAGAGCAACATCGTTCTGGCGAACCTCGTTCGCGTTCTGAACCACAACGGTAAGAAAGGTTCGAGCATCAAGATCCCGACACCGACCCGCGGGTCGAGTTCGGACAAGGCTGCCGCGACTCAGGTAACACTGATCACTCACGGCACCGACACGGGGATCACGATCTCCATCAACAAGCACAAAGAATACTCGCGTTTGATCGAAGACATCGTCGACGTTCAAGCCCTGGAATCTCTGCGCCGGTTCTACACCGACGACGCTGGCTACGCGATTGCGCGCGCCAAGGACTCGGACCTGTTTGTCGAAGCGCTCAGCAAGACTGGCGCGACGATCAACTACACGGTTGCCACCAACCTCCTGCTCACGACCTCGACGTTCCCGACGCTGTACAACGGCTCGGGCGCAACGTGGAACGAGATCACAGCTCCGCTGGCGATCACGGACGCAGGTATCCGCACGGGCGTTCGCCTCCTGGACCTCCAGGATGCGCCGAGCATCGGCCGTCACTTCGTCGTACACCCGTACACGAAGGAAGACCTCCTGGGTCTGACGCGCTTCTCGGAACAGGCGTTCGTCGGTAACGGCGACACCATCCGCACCGGCTTCGTCGGTGACACGTATGGAATGGACGTCTACGTGACGAACCGTTGCCCGACGATCCAGGACTCGACAGCCGCTTCGGTGGGCGTCGTGAACCTGATCTTCCAGAGCGACGCCATCGTTCTCGTAGAGCAGATGTCCGTACGGACGCAAACCCAGTACAAGCAAGAATGGCTGGCTGACCTCTTCACCGCAGACACAATCTACGGCAAGAAGATCGTCCGCGAGTCGTCGGTTGTACCGGTGATCACCCCGAACAACTAAGGTTGTTCTTTGATGTGAGGGGCTCCGGCCCCTCCGTCATCAGGAGTACTCATGCAGCTACCGCAGCTCGGCCGGCGGGCGAAGCCTCTCAAGGCCCGCCAAACGCTAGACGACCTGCAGGATCTGCTGATCACGAGTCCTGCTGATGGCGACTTGCTCGTCTATGAATCGTCAGACCAGCTCTGGCACAATACCAAGGGCCTGACCGGTGCCTACACCGTCACGGGCTCGCTCTCGGCCACAACCCTCACCGCCACTGGCGTACTGACGGGCGGCACACTCTCTGTTGGCGCGGCTGCCGTAATCGGCGGGTCGCTGACCGTCTCGGGTGGGCTATCGGCGGGAGCAACTACACTCGCCTCCCTTACTGTGAGCGGAAACGCCACGGTTACAGGCACGCTTTCTGTAACCGGCACGCTCTCGTTCGCCGGTTTTTCTATTTCTGGGTCTGGCACAATTGGTGGAAGCCTCACGGTGGGCACCACGCTGTCGGTCACCGGGGCGACCACTCTCACTGGCGCGCTCACGGTAGGCGGACTGACCACGCTGGCCTCCGGGCTGATCGTCGCGGGCTCCGTCAACTTCGCCGGCAACCTGACTGTGCTGGGCAACGTCGCGGGCGCTAACGTCTCCGGCAACGTCGTCTCCGGCACGACCGGGAACTTCGGGCAGGTGTTGATTGGTCTAGCGACGTACACCAACAACGGCATCACGTTCGAAGACGACGGCACGTCCATCGACATCTTCAACGGCACACTAAAGATCATCAGCCTCGACAACACGTCGATCCTGGAGGGATCTGGGGACCCCAACGGGGTGTACTCCGCGGCCCCGGGCTCGGTGTTCCATCGCACGGACCAGTACGCTGACGCCAACCTGTACGTGAAGATGCTCGATTCGAGCACGGTGAACTGGGTTCCGATCAAGAATAATGCGAGCGACGTCGACGAGCTGCGCACTGCAATCATCCAAATCGTCGACACACTGCGTGACGACTACGACATCCAGATTGACCTGGACTTTTGAGGACTTGAAGAATGGCTGACCAGAGACTACAGACCATCGTTGGTGGGGCCTTCGGCCTGGGCGACGGTGTGAACCCATACCAGCGCGGCGGGCAGGCTGGTGAGCTGATGACCACGGAACTGTTCCCGCAGTACTACGAGCTGATGCGACGCGGTTACGTGTTCAACGCTGCACAGCAGGCGGTGGTTACAACCACGGTCGGCCTCGCGACGACTTACACCGGCCTCCTCTTGGCGAACCCGATTGGCTCGGGCAAGCTGGTTGTCCCGCTGTTCGCCTCGGTGAACCAGTCGGTCATCCAGGCCACCCAGGTGGAAGCCTACGACCTCGCGGTCGGATACAGTGCGACGGTCGATGTCACGCACACAACCCCCTCGACGACGCTGCGTAACTCGCGGATCGGATCGAGCGCACCAGCCCCCGCTGCCAAAGTCGACACGGCGGCCACTCTGCCGGGCACGATCCAGTACCTGATGCCGGTAACCAACACCGCCGCTGCGACGCAGAACGCCCCTGGCGTGATTGCCGAGCTGAAGGGTGCAGTCGGTCTCGAACCTGGCGCGTACATCTTCTTCGCCACGCCTGCGCAGGCTTCCGTAGCCGGCGTCTGGTTCGGCTTCGTATGGGCGGAAGTGCCGTTCGTAGCGGGCATCAACGCCTAACCACAACTGACCCGGGAGAGTCAAATGGCCAAAATCAAAGTACCGTCGCCCCTTAACGTAGCTGTTGGGGCGATCACCAAAGAAGACGCGCTGAATCTGCTGCGCATCATGGATCGCGCCGAATACAAAGGTCTCGGAGAGGCCAGCGTAGCGGTGATCCTGCGGCATAAGCTGACGGCGATTGCAGAGGCCACAGATGGCGAAGACGTACCTTCAAGCGATTAACGAGGTTCACGGGTTCCTGCGTCGGGATGACACGGGGACCGGTGTTTCCTCGCTGACTGCGGATGCCGATACCCTCGTCATCGCAAAGTTCATCAACGAGGCCAAGCGCCGCGTTGAGGGCGTGTGGAAGTGGAACGCCCTGCGCACCACGATCACATTCTCCAGTACCGCCAGCACGTTCACTTACGACACCAGCAACGCCGGCATCGCCGTCGCTGCACAGACGAACGACCGCAGCGAGCTGCTGACGTACAAGGACGGCTCGCCGCTGTTCTGGGACGTCACGACAGCCAATGCTGGCTTCAAGATGACCCTCGTGCCGCGCGACTGGGCGCTGAACGAGTACCGCCAGGCGCAGTTCACGGTGTCGATGCCGGACCGTGTCGCGGTGTACCGCAGCGGCAACGGCCTGTCTGTGCTGTTCCCGGTGGCGCCGACCGACGTCCGCAACTACTCGTTCGAGGTCTACAAGCCGCAGGACGAACTGACAGCAACCGGCGACTTGATCACTGCCCCCTGGCGCCCCATTGTGCTGCTGGCGACCGCGCTCGCAGCGGGTGAACGCGGAGACCAATTCGGCGTTGATCCCGGCACCTACCTGGACATGTATGCCCAGGCAATCGAAGAAGAAATGGCCTTCGACAAGACCGAAGGCGACGACGACGCACTGGAACCGGTATGAAGTTTCCCCAGCGCCGGCAGGTTTCCCAGGTACAGCCCATCGCTTTGGTGGGTCCTGGATTCCGCGGCCTCAACACTGAGCTGACCTCGGTCGCGGCAGATGTCGACGGCCAGTTCGCGCTTGATTTGCGGGAAGTTGTGTTCGACAACGTCGGCACGATCAGCACGCGCAAGGGATGGACAACGACTACGACCTCCGCGATGACTGGCTCTCCGAGCGTATCGCGCGTGTTCGAATTCCTGCAGGACGATGGTACGGTGTCGCTGGTCGCGGCGACGTCCGGCAAGTTCTGGGCGAGCACAGACAATGGAGTATCATGGACCGACGTGACTGGGGCCACAGCCCCGACTGGCACGAGCTGGATGTTCGTGAACTTCAACAACAAGATCGTGGCTGCTGCGCCGGGGTTCCGCCCGGTGGTTTACACGGGCTCCGGGAATTTCACTGCTATCACGGCGGCGTCAGGAACTGCCCCTATCTCGAACGGGGTAATCCTCGCGGCCTACGGCCGGCTGTGGGTCGCTGAAGATGCTACAGGTGCTTTCGTATACTCTGCTCTTCTGGACGAGACTCGGTGGGCTACTGCTGACGGAGCTGGCTCGGTCGATACCTCCAACGTGTGGACCCTCGGCACAGACGAGATCATCGCCGCCAAGGCCCTCGGAGCCACGATGGTCCTCTTCGGTCGTCGACACGTACTGCTGTATGTGGATGGAGCCGGAAGCACAATCGGAATCGACCCCGACAATATGTACGTCCTCGACACCATCGAGCAGGTAGGCTGCCTCGCGCGTGACTCCGTTGTCGCCATCGGTGAGGGTGACCTCTGGTTCCTTGGCCCGGGCGGAATCCAGTCGCTGAAGCGGATCATTGCGGACAAGACCAACCCCCTGGTATCGATCAGCCAGTGGCAGAATTCCCTGATCCAGTCACTCGTTGCCAACGAGGGGGAGCCGCGGCACAC